GGGCCAGTACCGGCTTGATGTCGTGCAGGCCAGAGTAACCGTGCAGGTTCTCGTCATCCTCTTTGACCGTTGAGCCATCAATGTTGGCAAAGTCGTAGTCAAAGTCAGGCAGGTCAAGGAATGCGTGTATGCGCTGTAACTGAGCCTTTGGGTCGGCCAGAAGGTCTTCGTACTCAACAAACAGGAAGCACTCAGGGTCGTAAGCGTAGCCCTGCTGGAGCGTCTGGTAGGAGCCTTTCAGGTGGTTGGTCAGTGAGCTGTTAACAAGGAAGTCATCCAAGTTGGTTGGCTTGGCTACACGGACAAAGGAGGCCATGCAATCAGGGATAGAGCGCACAGTAGCAATGATCTTGGGCTTGTGACCCAGCACCTGACCCATCGCCTGCATGATGACCGGAATCGGCCAGTTACGCGCCTTGTCGATAATCACAGGTTTCGGAACATCTTCGTAGAAAGCATCAATCACTCCGCGCATGGTGTGAGCCAGTTTGCTGCGATCAGGATCGTTGTTTACGAGAAGGTTGTCACGATGCCAAGCCGTAGCCAGACCGTCCAGAGCTGCGCCCAGAGCAGAGGTTGTTGACACATGCGTCATTGGGTTCTGATTCAGGATAGCCGCCAGCACAGTGGAGCCTGATCGCGGTACGCCTGAGAGGAAGTGTAGGTTCTTGTTCATTGGTTATCCTTTGATGGCGAGAGAGAAACCGCTGTTTGGCATTTTTGGCAGGGTTAGCCAAGTGGTTAGCAACCCTACTTGCACAGGGCTTGATCTGTATACGGTGTCGTTTAGACCTAGCACGCCAGAAAAGCCACTTCCCCAACTCCAAAGCGTACCGTCTGTTTTAATAGCAAGGCTAAAGCCACCTCCACCGGCAACTTGATACCATGTAGTTAAAGCACCGACTTGTACAGGGCTTGATCGACTGGCAGTGTCGTTGAGGCCAAGTTGACCATTGCCGTTAACACCCCAGCTCCACATGGTTCCGTCTGTTTTAATAGCATGGCTATTGAAACTTCCCCCTGCAATTTGAGACCAAGTTGTTAACGCTCCTACTTGAACTGGGCTAGAACGATTGGCAACATTCCCAAGGCCAAGCTGACCCTGTCCGTTAGTTCCCCAACCCCACATAGTGCCGTCAGTTTTAACGGCGAGGCTAAAGGTATTTCCGCTGGCAACCTGAGACCAAGTGGTTAAAGCGCCGACTTGGACTGGAGATGAGCGGTTGGCTACGTCATTAAGACCGAGCTGACCAGTGCTATTAAAACCCCAGCTCCACAAAGTTCCGTCAGTTTTAGTGGCAAGGCTATGATAACCCCCACCCGCAACTTTAGACCATGCTGTTAATGCGCCAACCTGTACTGGACTTGATCTACTTGCAGCGTCACCCAAACCAAGTTGACCGGAGCTGTTAAATCCCCAACTCCAAAGCGTACCGTCGGTTTTAACAGCAAGGCTAAAGGAATATCCACCTGCAACTTGATTCCATGTAGTTAAAGCACCGACCTGAACCGGGCTTGAACGGTCAATAGTATTACCAAGACCAAGCTGGCCTTCGTTGTTGCGCCCCCAGCTCCACAAAGTTCCGTCAGTTTTAGTGGCAAGGCTAAATAAACCCCCACCAGCAATCTGAGACCAATTAGAGCCTACTTGAACAGGGCTAGAACGGTTAACGGCATCTCCAAGACCAAGTTGACCACTAGTGTTCAACCCCCACGCAAACAACTGAGGCAACCCAGTCCACGTACCCGCAGCTACGGCCTGCATCTGAGCTTGCAACGTCCAAACACCGCTATACGAGGGCATTTAACACCTCAATCCTGATTGGTTGATGTTCATGTTAGGCTCCCAAAATTGCTGCGCTTTGTGATGAGCCAGAGCCTATTTTCTGCCACGACGATAGAGCGCCAACTTGTACGGGGCTGCTGCGATTATTTGTATCGCCGAGTCCAAGCTGACCGTTATCGTTATTACCCCAAGTCCAAAGTGTTTTATCAGTTTTTATAGCAATAGTCATATTACCAGTAGAAACATTAGACCAATCAGTTAACGCACCTACTTGCACAGGGCTGCTGGTTGCATCAAATATAGATGTGCTTCTCCCTTGATTAATACCAGAACCCCACGACCACATAGTGCCGTCAGTTTTAATGGCTAAACATGCAATATCAACCGACACCTTTGACCACGTAGTTAACGCGCCTACTTGAACCGGGCTGCTTCGGTTTGCTGTGTTGTTTAAACCAAGCCGTCCAGTGCCATTATAGCCCCATGCCCACAACGTGCCGTCTGTTTTTATAGCGGCACAACCACTGTATGTGCCTGCTACGTTTGCCCAATTTGTCATTGCACCAACTTGAACTGGGCTGCTTCGATCATTAGTGTCATTAAGTCCAAGTTGCCCTACATGATTGCGACCCCATGACCACAAAGTCCCGTCCGTTTTAACGGCAAGACACATTTGAGATATAGTAACTTTAGACCAATTTGTTAATGCCCCTACTTGAATTGGGCTGCTCCGGTTTGCTGTGTCGTTTAGGCCAAAACGTCCAAAACTGCCGGTTCCCCAAACCCAAAGTGTGCCATCGGTTTTAATTGCGCTAGAGGCTGCGTAACCATTTGATATTAAAGCCCAAGTAGTCAATGCTCCAACTTGTACGGGGCTGCTACGGCTAACTGTATCATTCAGGCCAAGTTGTCCTGCACTATTTAGCCCCCAAGCCCATAGTGTTCCGTCTGTTTTTGTGCTAAGAGTAAATGTACTTTTGGTTTTTACTTCAGACCAAGATGCCCCAGCAACCTGAACAGGACTAGAACGGTTAACCGTATCCTCAAGACCAAGCTGTCCACTGTTGTTTAACCCCCAAACATACAACTCAAACGCCAACGGAGTTACCGAGTTACTCGCCGCACTGGACACACCCAAACCAAAGGAGTTAACAGCAGCAACCGTGACCGTGTAGGCATCACCTGTTGTCAATCCAGAGATCGTAACCGGAGACGAGGAGCCTGTGCCGCTGATGGTCGTGCCGTCTGATGTCTTCTTCGCCGTAGCTACATAACCTGTAATAGCAGACCCGCCCACGTTAGCAGGCGCAGTGAAGGTTACCGAGACAGACGTAGCTGAAGCAATACTCGCCGTCCCAATCGTAGGCGCGTTGGGCACTTCCAGCGGATCATAGCCAGCACTTATAAAGCCATTAGGTCGGCGTAAAGACATGGGATACCCCTATCAGCTTGATATTTCTTCCCACGAGATCGTAACAACGATGTCATTCGCTGCGCTGGCCGTAGCACCAATAGACTTGTCTTCCAAGAGATAGAACGTTGTCGTTTTATCTAAAATAATGAGCGTTGCGTCAGCAGGAACAGAGATCGTTGAGGCAATCGCAGTCCCCGTACCGCCCAGATCGTCCTGAGAGAAGATGCTGATCGTGATATCACAGGCTGATGAGCCGTCTACGTTCGCAGCAACAATGGAGTTGATCTTGTAGACCTTGCCGCTGGATGCTGCGTTGTTAACAAGCGCAGTCGCAAAGGGGTTAGCCGTTGAGCTGATCAGTGTGGTACTGGTGTTGCCCAGTATCGTTGTGACGTTAACTATGTTGGGGTTCATGTAACTCTCCTATGTTTAGGCGGCAAACGCGCCGTGATATTTAAGACGCGCTTCTTGGGAAACTAATTCCGCAAACTCTAAATCTTCAAAGTACCCTATCTGTTTGATCTTTCGGTTTACGCCAACATAGACAGACCATTTATTGTGTATTTTGTCCCACGACACCCCCTTAACTCCAGAAGTGTTGTTTTTAAATAGCTTGCGATTTTGCATGTTAGAACACGCATCAGACGCTCGCATATTTTCAATTCGGTTGTCTAAGGAATCTCGGTTAATATGATCAATCTGCTCAGGCCATTGCCCGTGATGCCACAAGTATACAAGCTTGTGAACGCAATAGTGCTTTCCGGCTATTTTGGTGATCAGGTATTTTTTGTCGGGTCTTTCTGCGCCACCCGTGGTAACAGAACCTATTGCCCTGCCGATCTGACCAGCAGGGCCACCGACCGCCACTTTGCGAATCAGTGCGCCGTCTTCTCGGTAATCAAAAAGTCTGCGAACTTCTTCCTGTGTGATCACGTTCTATCTCCTTACAAACCAAAAATTAGCGAGAAAGCGATGGCCTGACCTTTAGTCGCACCCGTCGCTGCTGGAGTTGCCCAAGTGGGAGCACCGCCTGTTGTTGCTGTTAGAACCTGACCAGTGGTGCCTGCTGCTGTAGCTACAGGAACAGCCCCCGCACCGCCGCCATACACAATACCATACTGCGTAAGCGCAGCCGATGACGCCAATACCCCTGATGCTGTGTACGCAAGGACGCCGCCAGAAGTGCCTGAAGCTAAGTTTGTACCGCCGTTGGCAACAGGGAGAATACCCGTAACACCCGTAGCCAAACTTACCGTGGGGTTAGCCAGCGTAACTGCCGCACCGCCGCCAGCGCCGTCCGTTACTATCATCGCCTTCGTGCCAGTCGCAATGGTTACCGTAGCACCTGAGCCCTGAGCAATCGTTATCGACTGACTGCCGCTCGTAGCGTTCTCAATGATCCAGACCTTGGACACCGTGTTCGGCGCCAGTGTCACGGTGCGCGTTACAGTCAAGGACACCGCAGAAGTAATCTTCAGGTACAGCGAGCGAGTGCCGTCAGCCGACGCATCCGGCATCGTGAATGTTTCGTTAGCGTCCGCCGCCATCTGCTTAGTGCCAAGGCTAAACGCGTCAGCGATCAGGGCGAGGTTGGTGTTGGTGCTGGTGCCCCATGTGCCTGACTCGTCGCCCGTGGCGATTTCCTTTAGTCGTAGATCATTTGAATAACTTGCCATGTCAGCTCCTACGCAGCGTCGTCTACTTCAATCCAATTCGGGGTTTGAACATCATTTACTTCATTCCAATTCGGTGTCTGCGCATCGTTTACGACACTCCAGCCGATTGTTCTCACGTTGCCCACCGCGCCAGCTCCAGCAACGCCGGTTGGTATAACTACGTCATCAACCGATATGACTACACTGCCTACATTGCCGGCGCCGGTCACACCCGTGACCGATTTTCTAACAAGCGATACTACACTGCCTACCGCGCCCGTTCCAGATACGCTTGCGGCAACAATGTCTGTATCGTAAACCGGAGTTGCAATACCGACAGCGCCTGAGCCCTGCACCCCTATTAACCGGGGCGCAACAATGTCTACAACGTCTCCAACGGAGCCTGTGCCTCCAACGCCGGACACGGCAAACGAAACCCGAGCAACTGCAGTGCCTATTGCGCCTGTGCCTTGAACGCCAACAGGTACAACAATGGCGGCTATGAATATGCCTACCGTGCCTACTGCGCCTGTGCCTTGCACTCCCACAGGGATGACAATGTCATCAACCTGTACTTCAAAGCCGCCGATTTCACCAACGCCTTGAACCCCAGACACGCCGTAAGCAATCTTTGGTCTTACTGTTCCAACGGCACCTGAACCTTCAACCCCAACAGGGACAACGGAGTCATTTACCGAGACTGATACCGTCCCAACATTCCCGGAACCAGCAACGCCCGCTGCAACCACCGTGGTGTTATAAGCTGGTGTAACTGTGCCTACTGCGCCCGTACCCGCGACGCCGTCAACTTCGTAAGCAGGGGCTATGCCCCCGAAGCCGTTAATGCCCCAAGCGCCTTCACCATAACCCTTAGTGTAGGTAGTGGCGCTCATGACTCACCTCACGCTATGCGAATAATTGCGGTAGCGGCTGCAGCAGTAGGCATTTGAATCTGAAAATCACCGGAACTTACTGTCTGGTCACCACCAAAACTCAACACCGCACACGCAGGATCGCCCGCAGCGGTATCGTTGTAAATCAACGCGCCACTGGTCGTAAACGTAGCCGCACTCCACGTAGTGTCCGCAAAGTCACAGACTGCCGTGGTGCCATCTGCCACCGGAGTGACGGAGACCAAGGTGTTGCCGCCCGTGGTGTAACCACTACCACTTCCAAGCTCGTCTGAACCAAGGTTACCGTAAGCGGTGGTCGCAGCGCCAAAGGTGCCAGAGCCTGCAGCAGCGGCCTTGAGCAGAGCAATCTTAAAGGTGTTACCTGTAGACGCAGTGAAGTTGTGTACGCCACGCAGAATTTCAACTTTGAAGCTGGTGGGCATTGCGGTTGTTATGCTAATAGGCATGTTAACTCTCCAGTAATTTTACAAGTTCCGGATGCCCAGCGGCGCGGAATCTATTTGCTAACGTGGTGTGGTTGGACCGCACCGCTTGTCTCATGTAATGCACCAGCACCCCACGAATATCGTTTTTAAAGGCTTCGGCCTGATCGCGGATGACTGGGTGGCAGTTGCCACCCACCGACACAATCTTGTTTAGCGCCTGCTCTGCCAGTTCTTCAGGCGTAAAGCCCCGTCCGGACACCAGCGCCGCCTTGATCTCGCCTATTTCTCCACCACCAACTGAGCTAAACATCGTTATGGTCCCGGTGAATCTGATCGAATGGGTATGCGGATCATGCCGTCTCGGAACTCGTCACGACGTCGGCGACCCTGCTGCTCAATGCCCAAGCCCTGTATTGCCTGCTTGTAGCTGTTATCAAAGTACGCAAGCATCTCAGCTGGACCCTTGGTGTAACTGTATGCCTGAATCAGGCATGCGTACAGCAGCGCCTCGGGGGCGTTGGTGCTGATCCACGTTGTTGGGTTGGCAGACGACAGCTGTGTGGGGCGGTAGATGTACCCAATTTCCACGACGTAATTAGAATTGGGCGTTGGCGCAATGTTAAACGTATCCTGATCCCACACCGCATAGTACTTCGGCACACCCGTCAAAGAGGGGTTCGGCCAAAACTCACGCATGAAGGAAGTGTCGCGAAAATCCAAATAGACCTTGTCCGTGCCAACAGTAATGAACATGTAGCGATGCGTCAGAATATCCGTTGGCGACGTCAGGAATCGATTGCCGGAGGTCATGGAGCCTATTGACTCTTTTTTGTACACATCAAGATCGATATCCCGAAGAATACGGTTCTCGGCCATTGTGATAAACGTGTTAATAACCGCGTTAGTGAACACGTTCGCGTCCACCTCGGTGTAGTTCCTAATGTTCGTGACCAGCTCGTCGTATGTCATGTCAGGTTCTC